AATACACGAGAGAAAAAATTTATGAGGAAAGCCTTATAAACGAACAATTCGCTGAAATTATAAAGGGCGAAGAATGGAATATAAGGAAGAATCTCTAACTAACCTACTCAGACTACAAGAGTTATGGTGGCAAGATGATGCTAATTGTAAAAATGCCGATGCAGATCTATTTTTTCCAGATCGTGGTGCATCTACCCGTAAAGCAAAAGAATTTTGTAATAACTGTAAAGTTCAAGAACATTGTTTAGAATATGCAATAGTGAATGCAGAGAAGTTCGGCATTTGGGGTGGCTTGTCTGAAAGAGAGAGAAGAAAAATTCGTAAAGAACGAGGATTGACAAGGAAACGAAAAAATGCCAAGTAGAAAAGTTCCAAAAGTTGAAGAGGCTTATAAGCTCTTTATAGAAGATCCACATAAACCATTATCTGATTGGGCAAGAGAATGGAATTGTTCACATGAAAGAGTCAGACAATTAAGAGAACAAAGTGGTTTAGAGCCTATTTCAGCAATAGATCACGAAATAGCAATTACTGTTATTGATAGAATCCGTGATGGTAAATATAGTCTTACAGTAAGAGAATTATACGAAGACTTACCTATAGGGCTTGAAAGGTTTATGACTTGGATGCAAGATGATCCTGCTATATGGTTAGGTGTCAAAGAAGCTCAACAATATGTTGAATTACAAAAGTGGAATCCTGAAGAAAAACAATGTAAAAAATGTGGTGTTTTACAACCTATCAAAGAATTTAATAAAACACAAAAATATAAAGATGGTAGGCAAAAAATTTGTAAAGAATGCTTAATTGACAGTAGAGGTAAGTTAGAAAAACTTGACAAGCGTAGAGAAGAACTTAAAAAACTAAAAAACAAATTATCAGACTAAAGTAAGTGTATGTCTTACAATTATCAAAACTATTTAAAAACAAATGTAACTATTCAAAGTATGTCAACCGGTAGTGTAGATGATAGAGGTTTATATAATTCTGATTGGTCTGATGCTACTGACACAGTAGGTAGATTAGTTTCACTAACAAGTCAAGAAGAAGATGGCAACTCGAATCTATTAGTCGATGAATTTAATCTTTATATACCTTCGACAGTGACTGTACAATCTAATAACAGAGTCAAGATAAGTACAGATTATTATGATATAGAAGGTGTGGAAAAAAGAGAAAATCGTTTTGGGGATGATGTAATAAAGGTATTGAGACTTAGAAAGGCAAATTAATGGCCTATCAAGGAGGAATGACTACTCGATTTAGAAGTATTCTTTATAACTTTTCTGCAGGAAAATTTGCATCAGGTGACTTAATTTCTCTTAACATACAACCTCCTGTTTTGAGATCACTAAGAAATGATTTCTTAAATCTATCAAAACATATTGGTGACTTACAATCAGTTGCAAAGAAAAATGTTCCAATTCGTTTACAAAGAAGAGTAGGTGGTAGAGTAGCAGGTAGAATTGGAGGTGCAATTGTTCCTCAAGGCTTCGGTCCATTTAGTCGTTTAGCAAACCGAGCCTATGGTAGGCAATCCTCAAGAGTGATGAATAACTACTTTCAAAAAAAAGAACAAGCTAAATTAACTTTTGATGGTAACAAGCTTACAAAAGAAGTAAGAAAGACTTTAGAACAAAATGATAGAGGTGCAGTAAAAGCGCAGTATATAAAAAGTAAGAGAGATCTGGGTGAATTGGGTATAAATATAAAAGACTTTAATCCTGCTATGGTCATCAAAGAAATACAGTTGTATATGAACGCAAAAGTAACAACTGCTGCTCCAAAGAAAACCGGTAACTTAAGAAGATCTATTATAAATAGAGGTTTCAGTACTAGAGATACAAATTATCTTGCTACCGGTAGGTTGACAGTTGGATCAAGTATGGGTAATTTAGGAAATGTTGCAGACATGGCTCCATATTGGTGGAAAACACTTTATCCTGCATATTATTTCAATGCAGGTGGAAAAAAGTATTTGAGACAACCAACAAATCCTGATTGGTTTGGTAGATCAGTATTTAAAGGTTTACAAAGAACATTAGGTACTGAGGCAGTACAAGGTTTGAGATATGATAAATTACAACCTGCAAATCCAGGTCAGGATAGCTTTGAATTATCAGAACGCAACTTTAAGGATCTAGGGGATCAAGGCGAAATAGACTTACCCTTCTAATTCTTATGTATAATTGATTTATTAAGTTAGGAGAAATATGCCAGGTGTTGACAGCAACATGAATGTACCACCAGATCCAGAAATAGTGGCTAGAGCATGGGCTTTATCTAAATCAAGCATAACGGATATCGTTGGTACAAGAATAGCAACTAGATTACCACAAGGTGCAAGTATGCCTTTTTTAGTAATAGAAAATGGTGGTAGTTCATTATTAGATGAAGACTCACAAGCAGCAGTAAACCTAACAGTAATTAATTTTTCTTGTTATGCAGGTAGGTGGGGTGGATCTGGAAACAAAGCCGAGCCTGACTATACAGCTGCTAGCAATTTAGCTCAAGTAATTTATAAAGAGGCTTTCACAGAATCAAATACACAAATAACAACTTCTTCTGGCATAAAAGCGTGGATCTATGGAATGAGTGTCGCTACAGCTCCACAAAGAATCGAAGAAGATGAAGTCTTATTAGCCAACTTTCTACTGTCTTGTAGAATGACTTATCGCTATTCCGAATAACCCTAAATACATAAAACATCCTCTAATATTACTTTTGAGGTAAATAATGGCAAAAATAAAAGTTAAAGTTAATCCGGTCTATCCTGCCGATGTAATCGGTGATGAAAAAACAGGTTTAACATTTACCAAAAATGAATGGACAGAAGTAACCGGGACTGATTGGAAACGACTAAAAGAATCTCAAGGTAGACTTTGGGATGAGTTCAGCATACCTAGACTCATCGCAGAAGGTCAAGATTGGGAAGTTGTGAAAGTCAATCAAACCACTATGGGAGTGGACAACACACCTATAGATGGGGATGAGGTAGAAGACATTTCTGATGATTGGTATGGATCAGAAGAAGAGTAACTAATGAGAATTAGTTTGCAAACTAATTACAAAGTATAAGTTAGGAGAACTATATGGCTACTACAAGTTATAACACTTCAGGTGCAATATCTGATGTTCTCATCGGAACAGGTGTTCTTTATGTGGGTGCGAAAGGTAGTACTTTCCCTACAGAAGACGCTGTCGATGCAACAGCTTGGGCAGACAACGATGCTGCTTGGACTGATGTAGGATATTCCGAAGATGGATGGTCTCTTGAATATGACAAGACTTTTGAAGACATTATGGTCGCAGAAGAAATTGATCCTATTAAGTCTGTAAAGACTGCACAAGAGATTCGTTTAACAGGAACACTTGCTCAGGCAAGTATGACTGCGATAAAAGAAGCATTCGGAGGTGGTACTATCACAGAAGATAATACTACAGACTTTGCTTCTGGATTTGATACCTATTCACCACCTTCAACTGATGACTTTACTGAAAAATCACTTATGTTAGTGACAGAAGGTCCAGGAGGTGCTGTTAGGCATTTTCATATCCCTAGAGCTGTGAATGTTGGTGCTTTCACAATGGCTCATCAAAAAGCTCCACAAAAAGTGTTGCTTGCTGTTGAGTTCAAGATATTAGTACCGGATTCAGTCTCTACATCCGTAGGAACAACAAATGGTAAAGAAAATCTATTCAAGATTATAGATAATACCAATGCTTCAACCGAAGGAAGTGTAAACTAAATTTAATGCTTTACTAGATCGGAGGAAAATTATGAGTGAGCGTTTTAAAGATTTTGATGCTGCTAAGGATGCCTTAGCTAAAGAAGCGATTGTTGCGAAGATAAATGGTAAGGAATATAAGTTCCCACCCTACTTATCAGCAAAAATCGTTTTGAATCAGTTGACATGGATCAACGATGATGGCACCCTGGCAGCTTCAGATCTTCCAATGTGGTTTAAAACTGTATTTGGAGAAGAAAATTTCGAGGAGATCTCAAGTGATGTTGATTTCCAAACTTTACAAGATGTTTCTGCTTGGTTAATGGAACAATACGGACTTAACCAAACAGATATAGTCAATGATCAAACTGATGGTGAAGTTGAGGGTGATACCCCAAAATAATTTACCGGACTACTGACATTGTAGATCGGTGGTCTTATGTCGAATCTGACTTTAACAAAATCTACAATATTATAGAGCCTCTAGATTTGGAATGGCGCAAATTTTACAGATTACTTAGTACAATGCCTATAGATAGTTCTTTATTTTATCAAGCAAACACTGATCCTGAACAAGAGGTATCAGATGAGCCACCTAAGGGATGGTGGAAAGAAGAGTTCGATAGAAGAAGAGGTAGACACCGAAGAAATAGAGTTAATACAACTATCGATCAGATGATTGGAGATCAAGATAGAATAGGTAGAAACGATGGAACAAGCAACAGTAGGTAATTTAAGCGTAAATATTGGAGCTATTACTAACTCCAAACAATTAGTTCAAGATGCTAATCAAGTTGCCGATGAAAATATAAAAGCAGTTAAACGATTCCAAGGTGCCATGGGTGCCATATCAACAATGAGCTTGGCAGGTATAACTGCTGTAGGTGTTGCTCTTTTAGGATCTGCTCGTTCAGCTATAGCATTCGAAGATACTTTTGCAGGTATTAGAAAAACTGTTGAAGCCTCAGAACAACAATTTCAAAGTTTAGCAAAATCCATTCAAGAAATAGCTTCCGTTGCTCCTATGTCTGCAGGAGAACTAAATAGAATTGGTGAGCTTGGTGGTCAATTAGGTGTTGCAGTAGGAAACTTACCTGATTTTATTAAAACAGTTTCTACATTAGCTGTGACAACTAACTTAACAGTAGATGGAGCATCATTAGGTTTAGCCAGATTAGATGCTATTGCTCAAACAAATGGTGAAACATTTGATAACTTAGCATCAACAATAGTAGATCTTGGAAACAACTTCGCAGCTACAGAATCAGAAATCATGACAACAGTTTTGCGTATTGCACAGGCAGCAGCACAGGTTGGCGCAACAACACAAGATGCCTTAGCTTTTGCTACAGCACTGCAAGCTATTGGTGTTCCTGCACAAGCCGGTGGTACTGCAGTAGCGCGTGTATTCCAAAGTATTCAATCTGCATTAATTCAAGCACAAGGTGAGACTACAGAATTTGGAAGAATCGCTGCACAATCAGGTCAGATTGCAGCAGATGGTTTTGATGAATTATTCGGAGAAGATCCTGCTAGAGCTGTCCAATTTTTTATTGAAGGTTTAAATAATCTTAACAGTTCAGGAGATGATGTCATCTCCAGGTTAGATAGATTAGGTTTATCACAAAGAAGAACTACCTTAGCTATATTAGGTTTGGCAGAAGCAGGAGATTTAGTTAATAGAACACTAGATACTGCAAGGTCAGCCTTTGATGAAAATACTGCTGCTACTGAAGAGGCTTTGAAAAAATATGGAACTTTAGCATCACAACTACAAATTACTAAAAACATTTTTAATGAATTAGGTGTACAAATTGGTAACAATGTAACTCCACTTATTCAAGAATTAAATCAAACAGTACAAAGAGTTACATTAGGATTTTTGCAAAGTGAAAATGCTTTTAAC